AGGTTTTACCAAAACGTTGGGTTGTTGAACGTACTTTTGCATGGCTGAATGGTTCACGCCGGTTGTCAAAGGATTATGAAACTTCTTGTTGCTCTGCTGAAACAATGATTATGATTTCTCATGCTGCTACACTCTTAAAACGCCTATGAACACAAGCTCTGAAATGAACGTCATCATGCTGCCAATAGAAGAAATCGTTTTACCAACAACTATCAGCAATGGACCTAAAGCCGCAGCCATCAGTCCGATTTTGAGAATGGTTTGCTTGGTTGCAGGGTCAAGAGCGTTGAGTTTGTCCACAAATCCCTGTACTTTAGTGATGATGTCACGGATAACAGGCATCAAAATTTCGCCGAACGAGATCGCCAGTTCTTCCAGCTGGGACTTCAAAATGGTAAGCTGTCCTGCAAGATTATCCTGTATGGTTTCAGCCATGGAAAGTGAAGTGCCATCACAGTTTGAAATCGCACTTGAAAGCTTATCAATATCCGCAGGTGCGGCATTCATCAGAGCAAGAAAGCCGGACATGGCATTTTTGCCCACAAGAGTTTCTGCGGCACTTGCTTTTTCAGATTCTGACATCTGTTCAAATGCAACCCTGCAATCCGCTAAAATATCAGATAAGCTTCGCATTGATCCGTCTGAATTGGAAGTTGCGATCTCCATTTCTTCAAAGGCGGCAGAGCAAAATTTCACATCACCGGAAAGGGCAGTCATAATGGAACGCATTGACGTACCGGATTGTGTGGACTTGATACCTGCGTTCGCCATTAAGCCTAAAGCTTTAGCGGTATCTTCACACGAAAAACCTAAAGCACCTGCGATCGGAGCACAGTATTTAAATGATTCACCGAGCATAGATACATTTGTGTTGGCATTGGAACTTGCGGCAGCAAGCACATCAGCAAAATGACCGCTATCCTGTGCTGTCAGACCAAATGCTGTAAGTGCATCTGTAACAATATCCGATGTTGTGGCAAGGTCTTCGCCTGATGCAGCAGCAAGGTTCATAATGCCATCAATACCCGACAGCATATCATTTGTTTTCCAGCCCGCCATTGCCATATAGTTCATGGCTTCGGCGGCTTCACTTGCGGAAAACTTCGTCTTACTGCCCATTTCTCTTGCTTTGTCACGCAAAGCCTGCAAGTCATCGCCGGTTGCACCTGATACAGCGGCAACCTTTGACATTGCAGAATCAAAGTCAGAGGCGGTTTTCACAGCAGCAGTTCCAAGAGCCGTCACACCTGCGGTAACAGGCAGAAGTTTTTCACCTGCACCTGAAATTTTATCGCCAACATTCTGCAAAACCTGTCCAGCTTCACCGATTTTAGCAAGTTCAGAATTTGCATTTTTTGCCTCTGTTTCAAGTCTTTTCAGTTCGTTTTCCGTATCAACAATTTCACGCTGTAAGGCATCATACTGCTGTTGTGTGATGTCGCCATTTGCAAGAGCAGTGTTTGCCTGTTCTGCGGCAGTTTTCAGCGTTGCAAGTTTATCTTTTGTAGCAGAAATACTGTCAGCAAGAAGTTTCTGTTTTTGTGAGAGTAAATCTGTATTTTTCGGGTCAAGTTTCAGGAGTTTCTCTACGTCTTTCAGCTGTGATTGGGTGTTTTTAATGTTCTTGTTTACACCCTCTAAGGCTTTGGACAGCTTGGCCGTATCACCGCCGATCTCAACGGTGATGCCCTTGATTCTGTTTGCCACTGTGGTTTCACCTCACTTTTTTAAAAAAATGTAATACAAACACTTGCAATTTGCATAAAATAGTGGTATAATATAAGCAGAGATAATACAGAAAGGAGTGGCTGTTATGGCACAAGCAACAATCTCTGCACGCATTGACGAAAAGGATAAACAGGCATTTGATAATTTCTGTTCTGATGTTGGATTGAATACATCTGCCGCCATTAACCTTTTTATAAAGGCTGTTCTGCGTGAAAGACGTATTCCATTTGAGATTTCTCAGTCAAGCGACCCTTTTTACAGCGAATCCAATCAAAAACATTTGATGAAAGCAATTCAGGAGTTGCGTGACGGCAAAGGAACTGCTCATGATTTGATTGAGGTGGACGATGAGTGAAAAAATATGGTCTGATGACGCCTGGGACGATTACCTCTACTGGCAGACACAGGATAAAAAGACTTTAAAACGAATCAACCAACTCATCAAAGATATTGAACGAAATGGTTGCCTTGAAGGTATTGGTCAACCGGAAGCATTGAAAAACAACTTGCACGGTGAGTACAGCAGAAGAATCAACGAGAAAGACCGCCTTGTTTATCACGTTGAAAATGATAGAATTTATATTGTCAGCTGTCGCGGACATTATGATGACAAATAATTAAAATGCGTCAAAATCCGCCTGTCCAGCAACCTCATTCCACCCTGAATACGCATCATTTTCACGTTCCGTGAACATATCATTGATCAGTCCAATCGTCAGCAAATCCAGCTCGGTCATAGAAAGACCGAGCTGTTTGCATCTCAGGAGAAAAAGCGGAGTTGTCATCGGGCGGTCAGTCTGGCGATGTTTTTTTAGACTCTACCTGCGTTGCGGTGTTCAGTCCCCAGAGTTCGATAAGCTGAGGAAGAATTTCATAAATGCTGAACGTGTTAAACTGTTCCAGGAAATCATCTGGGTTGTCAGGAACATTGGAATCAGCGTGTTTTGCCATGATGTAAGCGATATTTTCAAAAACCTCAAGACTTTCAATGCCGATTTCACTTTTGTTTTCGTCACCTTCAGTGACTTCAGTTTTCAGTGATGCAAAGTCCTTATAAATATCTCTGCGGAATTTCAGACGATACAAACGTGGCACAGCAGCACTTGCCTTGAAAGGAACGGAAATACTATCAATTGTAATGTTTTTCTGAATAGCCATAGCAATACCTCCTTATGATGACTTCGCAGAAGACTTAACTGTCGTATCAGGGTTATATGGCATCTTGAACCAGTTATTATACACCGTATCTGTGGTACTTTCAGTTGTCTTGGATTTCACAAGACCTGTCGGCAAAGGAGTAGCTTTCAGCGACAGCTTTTCAGTCTTGACTTCTGTGCTTTCCTCAGTGGTTGCAGATTCTGTCGCAGGACGTGACGCGCTGCAACAATACATCACGTGTCGGATGTGGTGCTTATCGCCTAAGAACTCAAACATCAATGCAAACTGTGCAAGTTCCGTGTCATTCTTTTCTACCAGAACACCGTTATTATCAAGGATTTCTCCTAAGATTTCAGTTGCAAATTCGGTTGTGATAAGGGCAATTTCAAGATCGCCTGTATATCCTGCATTGTTGTTAATGACATAATAAACACCGTTATCCGCAAAAAAGTTCTCTGCCTCGCCGTTTGCATCAATAGAGAGCGATACAGCACCGGGGAGATGTTTTGACGGACCATATGCAGGAACGGTCTTGTTGCCGTCAGGATCTTCACCCCATTCATTGATTTTTGCCCAGTAGACATTCTGCAAACCGAATTTGACTTTGTTCTTCTTGCTTGTTGCCATAGGTTATACCTCCGTTTCATAAAGCACTTCATAGAGCCTTTCCGATTCTATCCATACTTCTGATTTTGTGTAATAAATTTTGTGACGTTTCAGAACCTGTTCAACTTGCTTTTCCAGTTCAGGATTCTTCACATCTGTGTAGAGTTCAATATCCAGCATCTTAAAGCTGAAATACATGGAATTATCTGCCGAAAATGTATTTTCTCCGGGAGATAAAAACAGCAGAAAAGGCGGTTCAGGACTTTCGCCTTCGGCATAATGATGGTAGGCGAAAGGCAGCCCCATCTCTTCTATCATTTCTGCGATTTGTTCGTAGGTCATGATAAAGCCTCCTCGATGAGTTCTTCAAAGAACTGTACCCCTTTTTCTTCCGCAGGAGCAATGTGCGGCTTGCCGGATACACGACCTCCGCCACGCTTGGCATGGTCTTTTTCCAATAAATGTGCCAGTTGATAACGATTCTTACTGTGGACAGTCATTTCAAGAGAATGGCTGTTTTCCTTTGTCTTTTTGGCAGTCCAGCTTTTTGAATACGCACCCGTTCGCTTTGGAGCGTTTTGCAGATATTTCATCTTTTACAGACTTTGCAGTTTTTCGGACTGTCTTTTTCATTGCCTCATCTGCAAGATCAGCGTAGTCTGTCAGACCTTTCATAATCTCATCAGCCATTGCATCAACTGTAGTCATCGGAAGTACCTGCCTTTCGTATCTCACCCTCAATTTTCATGTAGTTGTTGTGGTCGTATAAAGGAGTAATTCCGGTGACATTGTAGACGCTGTTTCTGAAAAGAATACGGAAATTGGTGCTGTTGATGTTCAGCGAGGCAGGACTCTGACGAACCAGAAACTCCAGCTTCTGTCCTTCTCTGGTTATCCCTGCATCTGTGGTTTCTGTTGCCGTCTTTACCGTAACTTTTGCCCATAATGAAAAGGTTTCTTCCCATTTTGTAATATGGTTGCCGATCTTGTCCACAACTGTTCTGTGTTCCAAAATGGTGATTCTCTGATTCAGGTTTCCGATCTCCATTACATCACACCCTCTCTTTGTGCAAACAAAATAGAACGCAGATTTAAGGTCAGTTTCTGATAATCCGGAGAACTTCTGTTTTCATAAAGATATCCAAGTGCGAAAAGCATTGCTGTCCGCACGGTATCTTCATTTTCAGCAAGTTCCGATTCGTCCATTCTGCCAACGTCCATCACAAGTTGTTTTGACGTAAAAAGAAGATTCTGAATCAGCTTATCATCTTCCTCGTAATCTACCCTGAGATAGTTTTTTGCCTCTTTCAGCGTGATCATAACATCACGCTTTCTTAATGGTGAGTGTCTTGATTGCTTCCGGAAGAATCAACTTGCCGTCCAAACGCTGACTTGCAAGGAAACCAACTTGACCAGTCATAGCAAAGAGTTCATTCAGTTTCTTGAAAGAGCGTCCCTGTCTGTCAGCTACCCAGTAATAGCTAAAGTCTCCGAATGCCATGCACTTGTTGCCTGCCTTGATTTCCGGCACATAGCTGGATGTCTTGTAAGGACGATTGAGAATGGTATCCGGAACGCCAGCCTGCACAGACGGATTCCAGATGTAGTTACCTGTGTTGTCCTTCAGCTTGCGAAGTGCCTTCACCGTGGAATCGTTGAGCACCCACACGGCCTTTTTACGGTACGGACTTCTGAGGGAGTAGAAAAGTTCCATGACATCATCAAATGTGATATTGGCAGTAGAGGTGGAAGTGCCGTCTTCCGCACCGCCTGTAGCATTGAAAATACCGGTCGGTTTGCCCTTGCCATCACCAACGAAGAACGCCTCTTCTTCCTTAGAACCGATTCTTCTTGCGAACTCCTTTGCAATGTAGGACGGCAGGTCAAAAACAGAATCATTCAAAAGTTCTTCTGAAATTTTAATTGCTGTACCAAGCTTATATGCGGAAAGCGATGCCTGTCCGAAAGCATCATCAGAGAGGGAATACTGCTGTTCTTCGTCCATCCAGACAGCCTCACCCTTGGAAGTCACAATCGGAATCTTGTTGTCGCCGTTGGAAGTTTTGATGACCGTTGCCATCTAACGGAAAATGCTCTCTTCCTCCAATGCTTCCACCAGTTTTCGTTCAAACTCATCCGGAACAAGATAGCCGCCCTCTGCGTCTGTACCAATGTGTAAATCATCGTGGACATCGATCCAGTTGCGGTTTCTGATGCTGTTCCAGAATGCTTTCTTGTAGGCATCGCTTGCTGTGCCTGCCTTTTCAGAAACAGCCGGAGTTGCGGGTTTTCCGAGAACAGGAGTGGAAGTTGCCTTATTCATTTCAGCTTCAATTTCAGCCTGTCTTTCCAGACGCTGAATTTCCTTGCCAAGATCGACAATGGTCTGTTCCATTGCATCGTAGGTCTTGGAATCTTCCTCACTGAGAACGCCGTTTGCATTTCTCTTACTGTCGAGAAAATCACGGGCAGTATCCCAAGCCTTGTTTCTCTTTTCTCTGAGTTCTTTAATCGTCATAATCAATTCCTCCAATCAATATTTCAGTAATGCCAATCTTTTTTCAAGCTGGTCAATCGATGTACCTGTAACGGATTCTGCTGATGCAGATACTTTGGATAAGAATGCAGATAGATTCCTTGACTTTGAATAGGTCATTGCGGTCAGTGTATCTTCTTTTTCTTCTTCATCCGGTTCTTCCTCTTTGGGAACAACAGGCACTTTCTTCTCTGCAAAAAGAATCCCGTCCACAAACCCCATCTCATGAGCCTTTTTTGCATTGAGCCATGTTTCATCGGACATCAGCTTCGCAATCTTGTTTCTGCTGAGATGAGATTTGGTTTCGTAGGCATTGATGATAGATTCCTTGACTTCTTCCAGAAGTTCAATTGCTTTTTCCATATCTGCTTTATTGCCAATTGCTGATGTGGAAGGGTCGTGGATCATCATTAGGGCAGTTGGTGCAATCAAAGTTTCATCGCCTGCCATTGCCACAACAGACGCAGCGGAGGCAGCAATGCCATCAATTTTCACGGTAACCTTGCCTTTGTGATTTTTCAGCATAGAATAAATCTGACTTGCAGCGAACACATCGCCGCCTGGTGAGTTCAGCCAGACTGTTAGATTTCCGCTGACCTTTGCGAGTTCGTCACGGAAAAGGGCAGGTGTCACTTCATCGCCCCACCAGGTATCTTCCGAAATAGGTCCGTTAAACAGAAGTTCCGTTTCTGATGTATCTTCATTTTTTACAAAGTTCCAGAATTTCTTCATTCGGTTTCTTTCTCCTTTTCTTGATTTCGATTTGCAAATGCACCTGCATCAGCAAGCTTTGTAAATGAACCATTTACAAGATAGAGATTTCCGCCCTCTTCGTCTGAAAGCATATTCATATCTTCAAGTTCTCGGATGTCATTTGCCGACATCCAGCCGTTTTGTCTTGCAGTAGCATAGCCCTGCATTCTGGAAGCATAATCGCCACGCAGAAGTCCGTCTACATTGAACTTCACGAAATACTGCCCCTTTTCAGAATCAGAAAGAAGTGCTTTCTGTAAAGACTGCTCCCATCGGACGATCCAAGGGTCAAGGCTATATTTCACGAAATCAAGGGATAAATGCTCTACGTTACTGAATGTTGCATGGTCAAGGTCACCGATCATATGGAGCGGCACTCTGTACATTCTTGCAATTTCCTCAATCTGAAACTTTCTGGTTTCCAGAAACTGTGCTTCATTATTCGGAATTGCAATAGGTGTAAATTTCATGCCCTCTTCGAGAACTGCGACCTTGTGGACATTTCTGCCACCGTAAGCCCTCTGCCAGGCATCACGCACACGTTCCGGATTTTTAATCACTCCGGGGTGTTCCAGTACACCTGACGGACTTGCACCGTTTCCGAAAAACGAAGCACCATATTCTTTGCAGGCAATAGAAATGCCGATTGCATTTTTCGCAAGTGCAATCGGCGAATATCCAACCAGACCATCAAATCCAAGTCCGGGAATATGCAGAACTTCATCGACGTAAAGAACGATGTCGCCCTGTTCTTTCAGATTTGGATTTGCCTCATCGTAACGGCTGTAAATATATATCAGGCGGTTTTTCTCATCACGGTCAACCTTCATTTTGTCAGGCATCAAAGGGTATAGCCCTAAAACATCACCTCTGCCGTTTCGGATAATCTGTGCATAGGCATTGCCGTAAATCAGCAGATGTGACATTAAGGTTTCTCGGAAAACAAAAGAAGTCATTTCAGGATTTGGCTGGTCGTGGAGTAAAAAATAAAGCGGATGCTGTGGCACTCGCTCTTTTCCGCTATCGTTGTATTTGTACACATGAAGCGGCAGCTGTGCAATTGCTTCTGACAGAACCCGCACACAGGCATAGACCGCAATATGCTGCAAAGCTGTTCTATCGGTGACTCTTTTTCCTGCATTGCTTCTGCCGAAAAAATATGTGTATGACGGGCTGTCGTAGCTGTTGGTCGGCTTATCTCTGGACTTAAAGAGCCCGCTGAAAATTCCCATAAAAATCAATTCCTTTCAGAGGGTTGTTTTTTTGGTGTGGATGTGGTATACTTAAATATGAAATCGAGTAAATTTTTCGATTAAGTCATATAGCTTAGGAGTAAGATAAATGTGTTTTGAAGATGAATTCATGGATAAGCAGTCGGAAATTATTTCTTTGTACAAAGAAGCAGCAAGTGCTAAATCGGAACTACTATACGTATACATTTATAATGATGATTCCCAGTCTTTAATTGCAAGTGCATACCGTGTTGATGAAAAAGTAGTTGGCAATGTAAAAGCGGGTGTATCCGACGAAATCGATAATAAGATCTATAATATTATAACAGAAGAAATAATGCCGGAATTGAATGAAATTTGCCAAAGATACAATAGAGAGATACCTGTTGTATTTAAATATACATACAACTTAAAAACAGGTTCTTTTGATTCTGAGTATTTGTATGCTAAAGATGTTGCTGAGGATTATGAATGTGGTACTGAAGCTTTGAAATGGATTAAATCGAGATAATTAAAACACCAGCATCTCCCTCATATCATAAACCGACTCATCAGACACACATCCACAGCGAATTGCACGGTCAAGAGCCATGATCATGGCAACCGCACCGTCAATTTTCTCTGTGGATTTTTCTTTGTCCGGCTTGATGTTTCCGGCAGGGTCACGCCTGATGAAAATGTTATCCATCATCCACCGAAGAACCGGGTGACCATTGTGGGAAAGGGTCTGTTCCAGAGTCAGTTTCATCAGTTCCTTGGTCGGTGGACTCATGTCTTTATATCCTTGTCCAAATTGTACCATTGTAAAACCCAGTCCCTCAAGGTTCTGCGACATCTGCACCGCACCCCAACGGTCAAATGCTATCTCTTTGATATGAAATTTCTGTCCCAGCTCATCGATGAAGTTTTCGATAAAACCATAGTGAACCACATTTCCCTCAGTTGTTTTCAGATAGCCTTGCCGTTCCCATATATCATATGGAACATGGTCACGTCTTACTCTAAGGGGCAAAGTTTCCTCCGGCAGCCAGAAGTAGGGCAAAACATAATAATGTTCATCATCTTCAGTAGGTGGAAAGACAAGTACAAAAGCTGTTATATCTGTTGTAGAGGAAAGGTCAAGACCACCATAGCAAACACGCCCGGCAAGCCTCTCTTCATCAAATGATACCTTGCATTTATCCCATTTCTCCATTGGCATCCAACGCACTGCCTGCTTTACCCATTGATTGAGTCTTAGTTGTCGGAAAGCGTTCTCTTCGCCGGGAGTCTCCTTTGCAGAATTACACGCAGCCACCACCTTATCTATTCCGATGGTTTTGTCGAGGGATGGATTTGCCTTTTTCCAAACCTTCGGGTCAGTCCAATCTTCCGATTCATCAGCACCATAGATAACGGGATAAAAAGTTGGGTCATGTTTTCTGCCTTCCAGAATGTCCTTTGCCTTTTGGTGAACTTCATAGCAGATTGAATTTGTGTCTGTGCCGGCTGTGGTAATCAGGAAATACAAAGGCTGCATTCTGGCATCACCGGAGCCTTTGGTCATAACATCAAAGAGCTTTCGGTTCGGCTGCGTGTGAAGTTCATCGAACACGACCCCATGGATGTTGAAGCCATGCTTGGAGTAGGCTTCTGCCGAAAGCACCTGATAGAAGCTGTTGGTCGGAATGTACACGATACGCTTTTGTGAGGTTAGAATTTTCACCCGCTTGGAAAGGGCAGGGCACATTCGCACCATGTCGGCAGCCACATCAAACATGATCCTGTATAATAAAACTTGACACATAAGCCACAAGGAAATAAAATAGAAAAAAGGAAAAACGGAGGATATGAAGATGTCAAAGAAGAGAGCTTGTGTTCATAGCAAAAAAGTGGTATAATAAGAGATATGAAAAAAGAATATCAAGTAACAAATGTGGAGAATGCTACCACATGACTATCCACCGCATGATACGGTATGGAGTTTTTATCGCCGAGCAAGAGCGAACGGCATATGGAACAAAATGATGCAGCATCTTTGTCAAAATAACACGAAAACAAGCAGGAAAGTCAACTGCTGAAAAAAGGAGGAACGTTATGAAAAAAAGAATGCTCGCAGCCGCAGTCCTGACAGCCATTGCTGTTCCGTCTGTACCGCTCACCGGTTCGGCGGAAACGGTCGGCGTTTACGAAGCGGAGGACGCAGTCATGACTGGCAATATGAAGGCAATTGAGGAGTCCGGATGTTCCGGTGGAAAGGCTGCCGGAAACTTTGCTGCAGACACGGATTCGCTTAAATTTACAGTAGAGATTCCGGCGGACGGAACATACAACATTGTGATTAACGCAAAAGGCTATGGCGGCGGAAAGACAAATAATATCGTTATTGACGGAGAATTTGCAGGAACTTTTGACAGCACCGCAGATACTTACTCCGATTCCCTGATGCGGAGCGTGCTGCTGACCGCCGGAACGCATGAGATTGCTATCACAAAATCCTGGGGCTGGATTGCTGTTGACTGCATAAAGATAGAGACAGCGAAAGCAATCCCGTCTTCTGCCTTTGAAGTGGACGATACGCTGACCGACCCGCATGCAAATGCGGATGCAAGGGTGCTGTTTTCCTACCTCTGCGACAGGTACGGCGAGCAGGTTCTATCAGGACAGTTCGCAGACCGTGGACTGGACAGCGAGGAATTCCGTGCAATCAAAGAGGTGACCGGAAAAACGCCGGCGATTCTTGGACTTGACATGATGGATTCCACCCCCTCCCGTGTGGCACTTGGTGCACGTTCTGATGCCGTGGAGCGTGCGATAGAATTCCACAACGCTGGCGGAATCGTCACATTCTGCTGGCACTGGAATTCCCCGACCGCTTACCTGAAAGAGGGTACTGATGAAAACGGTTCTCCACGGTGGTGGGGCGGATTCTACACAAGAAATACCGATTTCGACATTTCTAAGGTCATGGACGGCAGCGACCCGGAAGGCAAGGCACGCATAGATGAGGATATTGCCGGTATCGCACAGCAGCTCCTCCGCTTGCAGGAAGCAGGCGTTCCAGTTCTTTGGAGACCGCTCCACGAGGCATCCGGCGGCTGGTTCTGGTGGGGAGCAAGGGGTGCTGAGCCGTACAAGGCACTCTACAAGTATCTCTACGAGCAGCTCACAAATGTGTATGGCTGCCACAACCTGATATGGGTGTGGAACGGGCAGTCTGCTGACTGGTATCCTGGCGATGAATATGTTGACATCATCGGCGAGGATATTTATGTTGACAAGCATTCCTATACCGCTCATGCAGCGAAATTCTCCGAAATACTGGACGATTCCGGCGGAAAGAAGATCATTGCTCTTACGGAGAACGGCACGATTTTCGACATCGACAATGTGATTGCCACGGGTGCAAAATGGGCTTGGTTCACCACCTGGAACGGCAGTTTCATGACCGCCAACGGTCAGTTTTCTGAGGAATACACGGAAGCGGAAGTGCTGAAAAAGGACTATCAGAGCGAGTATGTCATCACGCTGGACGAACTGCCGGACTGGGAGAACCTGAAGAACGGAACGCTCCGTGGAGATGGGAACAAGGACGGCAGCTTCAATCTCGCTGATGCAGTCCTTCTCCAGAAGTGGCTGCTGGCTGTTCCGGACACTGCGCTTCCGGACTGGAAGGCTGCTGATCTTTGCGAGGACGGTGTCCTGAATGTGTGTGATCTTTGTGCAATGCGTCAGGAACTAACAAACGGGTAACGCTCTGTCTGCATTACAGAGCGTACTATAATCATTATATTTTGTTTGTGCGTGGAAAAATATGCCCTGATTTTCAAAAAGTAGTAAGGTAAAACTTTTTCACGCAATCAAATCCTTTCTGAAAGGGATACCCTTTCACCACCATAAGACCGCCGAAGCGGTCTGGTGTAGCTGGTAGCAAAAGGCTGTCTCTTTATCTGCCGAACCGGAAGGCGGCATCGCCGTCCAAGTTTCTGGTAAGGAACGTTCTGGCGGTGGAGAACTCCTCGCCGACCAGTCCCAGCCGAATCAGCCATGTTCGCATGGCGAATTTCGGGTTTTCCGTTTGTTGTGGTTTCTGGCTGGCGGTTCGCAGTCCCTTTGCCATTTCGGAAAGGGCAAGGCAAAGTTGTATGTAGCTTTTCAGCTGTCCGGCATGGAGTCCGTTTTTCCTGCCGTTGGCAGGCTTGTCAAACTGGAACAACCGGAATTCAATTGTGCCTTTTGTAAAAGTTGCGTGATAGTTCAGCTGTTCGATGAATTGGGGATTGACCGTTCTGCAATATCGGTTCATTCTGCCTTGGTCGATTTTCAAGGCATCTGCAATCAGCCGTTCGTGGCTCGCCATAAGGTTGGCGAGGTTTCGCAGGGTTTGCGGTGTGTGTCCGTTTGCTCCAATGTGAATGTGTACTCCGGCTCCGATGCCTGCATGGCTGATTGCTCCGGCTTTGCGAAGTTTTCTGACCAGTTCCTGCAAGGTTTCAATGTCCTCGTATTTCAGAATCGGCGTGACCAGTTCGCACTTTTCGGCATCGCATCCTGCAATGCTGACATCTTTCTGGAATTTCCATTCTCTACCCTGTGCATCCCAAGCTGACCAGGTGCTGTATCCGTTTCGGCTGGCGGTGTATTCGTATCTGCCCGTGCCGAAATGGTCAGCGGCAAGTCTGGCAGCCCGTTCTCTGGTGATGTGGTTCATCTCAATCTCCACGCCGATGGTCTGCTTTTTCAGGTTTTCAATCTGTCTTTCTGTTTTAGCGTTCATAGTGTTTTCCTCCGTAGTTTCGGGCTTTGTCTCGGCTGTCGCCTCGGTCGGTGCTTCTGCTTCGCAGAGGTTGCCACTGGCAACCCGCACCCCTTTCGTTGTAACCATATTAACTCTAAACGGAGGAGATAGCAAGCGGCTAAATCTACAGAAAATGAGGTCAAAAGATTGTGTAGAATACACTCTTGCAATTCTTGCGATTGTATGGTAACATACCGTACAATGGAGGAGGTGCCGCCTTATTTTTTCGCCTCGGATACGGTCTGGAAACTGTCGATTTCGGGAATCAGAGCAAGGGAAGAACCATTCTCCCACCGCATATGAATGCTGCCCGCATCGTCAATATGCGTGACCACACCAACTGTTCTGGGAAGAACCGGATATTTTTCATTTCGCATAGAAATCAGCTGTAATTTCGTTCCGACAGGGTACTTTTTTCGCAGCTGTTCCAGATACGACTTACTCGGAAACTGCATTAGTATCACCAACCTTTTTGAATGTGGAATTGCCGGACAGATGCCGGAGAATGACTTTTCTTGCTGCCTTGAATTCTGCACCCACCATTCCCAGACGAATCAGGAAACACCGCATGGTGTACTTGGGATTGTCGGAGGTGTCCAGCTTGCGGTTGATGCGGCTCTGGTTCTTGGCAAATTCGCAGAGCATGGAAATGAAGGTGCAGTAGGCATCTGCATCGCCGTCCTGTTCGACCGT